CAGTATCCTTGGAATCTTGGGCCGAATATAAGAATATTAATCTGCCATGCTATTGAGAAAATGGCTTCAGGATACTTATATAGTATCACAGGCCATTTTACACAGAACCCAATGTTAATGGGTTTGTTTCCAGAATTGATTCCAAATCCAAGAGTACAGAAGATAAATAAGACAGAATTAGAATTACCTAGAACAAAGATTTGGAATGAACCGACATTTGGAACGATGGGAAATTCTGGAAACTCGCAAGGATTACATTATGACCACTTCACTTTTGACGACGTTGCAGGAGAAAAAGAGAGAGATAGTCCTACAGAAAATGATTCAGTTAAACTTTGGTTTGATTCCACCCCAGGTTTTAGAGTATTCATCGGAAAATCTACTTTCATTCAGCCCGGAACTAGGTGGGGGCCAGATGATATTTACGATCACGTTCAACAGAGGTATGGAAAGAGTTTAAAGATTTATCGTCGTTCTGTAGAAGAATGGGACGAAAAACTTCAGAGAAAGGTTCCAATATTTCCAGAAGAGATAAAATCTGAAGATTTAGTTGTACTTAAAAAGAATAAAAGAGTTTTTACAGCACAATACGAAAACGATCCCGCTGGTGGAGACACAAAGTTTCAAGAAGATTGGATTCGTCCATTTCTTTGGACTAACGAATACACAGTTGCAATACCAAAAAGGATTGGAATTGGCTTAGAAAGGACAGTAAGTATTTGGAATATGTACCGCTGTCTTTTACTTGATCCTGCAACAAGTGGAAATTCTGGTTGGTGTGTTACTGGAACAGACGCAGCGAATTGTAACTTTGTCTTTGAAGCTGTTCAGAAAGAATTAACAATTCCAGAAATAATGTCTTTGATGTTTGAATATCAAAGAAAATATCAACTCCATGCTATTGCAATTGAAGAAGTACTTTTCTCAGAAATCTTTCGACATTGGGCAGAAAGGGAGCAGATTCTTCGGCAGCAGGCTATCAATGTTGTTCCAGTTAAAACATTACAGAAAGCTAAGGAAGTTAGAATTGATGGACTTGCAAATTACCTTTCGTCTGGTCAAATTCTTACCAATGATACAAGATATTCCAAAGGACAGAATAAGTTAGACAGTAATGAAAGCGATTTAATTTATCAGATTAGAAAATATGGAGCTATTAAAGAAATTCACCTTCTTGACGCACTTGCCTATGGTAAAGATGTTTGGATGCCGGGATATGATATGAAATTAATTGAAGAAGGAAAGAAACAAGAATTAGCGAGAGTTAGAAATTCAACGTATGGAAAGATCAATTATAAACAAGGAGGAAGGTAATGAGTTTTAACTGGGGCGGTTTAGTTCGAGTTTTAGCTCCTAGAATTATTGGTGCCGCTGCTTCTGGACTTGCTGGATTAGTTTTTACAAAGACTCATGGTGCAGTTTCTTTAGACCCAACTCAATTAACAGAATTGGGTACTACAATGATTTTAACTTATGGTGTTACTCATACAGCAGCTTCTGCTAAAATTAATCCTGTTGGGGCTGCTTCTCCTGTTGTTGCTCAGGAAGGAGTGGAGGTAAAAAAGACTCTTGTAGAAGAAGCAAAGACTACACCACAACCGGAGAATACAAATGCCGGGCATTAAAAAGACTATGGAAGAATTTAAGAAAGGTAAACTTCGTTCTGGTTCTAAGAAAGGAAAGAAAGTAACTTCAAGAAAACAGGCTATTGCAATAGGACTTTCTGAACAAAGAAAGAAGAAAGGGAGGAAATAATGGGACGCGCTGGAAAGAATATGCATAGGAATATGTTAAAGTCTGGTAGAAAGGATATTCAAAATAATAGTCCCGAACCACCAAAGAAGAAAGCAGTTTCTTCCCCTCCACAAATACCAGCGAAGAAGGCGCCTTTGATGCAATATGGAAACCATCCAAACTGCTAAATCTTCTAAAGAAATTTTTATTGAAGATTCCCGGCACGAAAATGAAATAATTTTAAATTATCTTAAAGAAAAGGGCTATGGATTACCCGAAGAATATACTCCTAGACGATTATACAAAAGAGAGGCTCATTTCCTATCTTGATGACGAATTGTATAGTCACGACGGAGAAAGGGGAGCCTTTTTAGATCAACTTGTTGCGTATCAGAATAGTTACTGGGCCGATGCAGGTAATGAACCTGTAACTTTTCCATTTGAAAACGCTAGTAAAATGATTGTCCCTCTTGATGCAATTGCTGTAGAAGCAATTCATTCAAGATCAATGACAACAATGTTTGGATTAAGTCAATTTATTTCTGCAAGGGGAGTTCATCCAGACTGGGTAGATGCAGCACCAGCATTTGAAAGATATTTCGATCAAGAATTACTTCATAATATGCAGGCTTATAAGATATTTGATACTTTAATTCTTGAAATTGAAAAGTATGGAACAGGTGTTGGAAAGTCTGGATATGAGAAAGTTGTAAAATATGCAATTAGAGAGGTTGGAGGGATTGAAGAAGAGTTTCCGGTTATTGTAAAAGATGGAGCTACATTAGAAGTTGTTCCTTTAGGCCGGGTATTATTACCATTTACTTCTAATTCCTTTGAAGATTCTCCTTGGTGTGGAGAGGAACATTCTGAAACGCCTTATGTATTTAGACAATTAATTGAATCTGGCCTTTTCTACGATGATGTTTGGGAAAAAGTAGAGGCTTGGGTTAATACATTAAGTGCTTCAAATGCACAGAATGTTAATAGAATGGAGGAAGAGCAGGCTTCTTTAGAAGATAGGACTCCATTTTTTCCAGAAAGATTGAATTGGGTTGAACTTGGTCTTTCTTTCAATGTAGATGGTAATGATAAAGGCAAAGAAAGAGAGATATTTGTACATTATCATAGGGAAAGTAGAACGTTACTAAGTGTTAGAAATAACTGGTATCAAGATTTAAGAAGAGGATATAGAAAAGGAGTCTACTTTCCAGTTGAACATCGTTGGGCGGGAATAGGTATTATTAAACAGACAGACCAATTTCAAGAAGAGGTAACACAAAGAACAAGACAACAGTTAGATAATGCAACATTAGCAAATGTTCGCATGATTAAAGTATCTCGACTTTCTGGAATTGGCCCCGGAGAACCTATTTTTCCTGGGAAGATTTGGTCTGTTGATGATATGACTCATGTGGATACTTTTCAATTAGGTGAAATTTATCCTTCTGCATATAATACAGTACAACAAGCTGTTACTTTTTCTCAACAGAGAAATGGTGTAAATGAAACAACAATGGGAATGCCAACTGTCGGTACTCCCGGTACAGCTTCCGAAGCAATGTCAAGAGTACAAGAAGGTAATAAGAAATTTGGTTATGTATTTAAAAATATAAAACAAGTTGCAAATGAATTAGTAATTGATGTTGCTTGTAATATTCACCAGTTTGGTAGTAGGAATATTGATTTCCTTGATAATCTACCAAATGGTAATATGGTTAAAATGGCTCTCCAGATGCCAGAAAGTTATATTAGAGATGGATTGTTAATCCAGTTAACAACTGCTGGAGAACAAGAAAATAAGATGATTGATAGACAGAATTGGCTTCAAATAAGTCAAATCTTCCAAAGTTGGGTAATGAGTAGATTACAATTAGAATTTCAAATTTTCCAAGCAACACAAGGACAGAATGCACAACAGTTAATGCAAATAATTACAGTAGCAAGAGATGGAGGAATGGAAGTAATGAGACAAATATTAGAATCATTCGATACAAGAAACATTGACCGAATTATCGGAGCAAATCAAAATGCAACTCAACAAGGAGGAACGGGGCAGACTCAAAATCCTGGGCAACCAGTTGGAATGGGGAATATTCCTCAAATACTTGCACCGTTGTCAGGCGGAGGAATTGCGCCAAGCCCTTCACTCCCAATTGGCAGATAAAAAATTAGCAGCATTAGAAAGAGCTTCTGTTTATGAAATATTACTTAATGAGATGACTTCACTTTATACCGAGGCGAAAACTCCAAATGACAGTACCGAACACAAATCAGAATCCGAATCCAGACCCACAGAATCCAAATCCACCATCCGACCCGAATTTAGAAACCCCGATTCCAGATACCCCACCAGCCGCCATTGAAACAATTCCTAGAACGGAATTTGATAGAACTTTACAAAATACACATCAACTTTATGGTGAGGCTTTAAGAGAAGCGGAAGGGAAAAGAAAGCAATTAGAAAGAGATATTGAAGATTTAAGGAGAACTGCATCTCAACCGTCAGTACCTGACGATCAATTATCTCCGGCTGAATTAATTAGTAGAGAAGTTGGTAAGCAAGTTAAGCCTTTAGTAGATCAGTTTACACAATTCCGTCTTTCTCAAAGCGGAAATGAATATCAGAATATTAAGAATCAATTCCGCTCCATGCCAGCTTTTGCTCCATTCTTTAGTCAATTAGAGCCTTATATTGACCAAGAAATGCAGGGGAAGGAAATTAATACACAGAATGTACAGAATGCAATTGCAGTTGTAATTGGTAGATTTCAAATGCAGGCTGCATTAAATCCACAAACTGTTCAACAGATTCCACAAACACAATTACCGCAGGGAAATCAACCAGTGAATAATCCTCCAGCTAATAATCCAGCTCTCCCGGCTCATTTACGTTCTTCTGCTCCACCTCTTCCAAATCGTCAACCGAATAATAACTTAACTCCAAATGGAAATGTTCGTAGACAGTTATCTGAATTGGAAAAGAGAGTTGCTAGAGAACAGAGACCTCCTTTATCAGATGACCAATATATTGATTGGATTTCTGAAACAAATGAAAATGTAATCCACTCAAAGATTGGTATTCCACAGGGAGGCCAGTAAAATGGCAGAGGAAAGAGAAGTAAATACTCCTTCTGGAGAAATTAGAAAATTCAATTTCGATGAAATGTCGCCAGAGCAAATGAAGGCTTTGGCTGTAGAAATATTAGATCGTGGAGTTACAGCAAGTAGATTTGAAGTTGATTTACCTCCAGATATGTATGGAGAGTGGGTGCCAAATTATGCATTATCTGTGAGAGAAATGCAAGCGAAGGGATTTACAATTGATAAACAATTTGCATCTAATGTTGCGGTTAAGGAACAATCTGGTCCTCATGGAAATGTTATTGGTGATGTAATTTACATGACTTGTCCAAAGATTTGGAAGGATACATTAGACGAAGAGAAGCACAAACGGTTTGTCGCATTAAATGGCACACCGGGACAGAATATTGTTGCAGAAGAGAAAGATTATTCGAATAATGCAAAAACTCTTGAAAAACATGGAATCGGACATTTTGAAACCAGTAAAACACAAAATGTTCCAGCTAGTGAATTAAATAAAACATAACGGAGTTTTAAATTATGGGGAGAAGTTTTAATACTGGACGTATGCCGAGTGGTGAAGCTCCAAGCGTTTTAAGTATTGGAATTACTGCGGCGCAAACGTTCAAGAAGGGTGCTCTTGTAAAACAAACTGGTGCCGGGACTATTTCTGAAAGAACAGCAGTTGGGGATAAAGTTACTGGCGTTGCTTTACAAGATGCGTTTTCTGGTTATGGTTCTGCTGCTGCAAATAGTCCAACAGTTATTACTGGACAGAATTTAGAAGCATCAGTTGCAATTGCAGACGGTGTAACCGTTTTTACTTGCAGAGGAGTAAACGGTGGTACTGATCCTGTAACTCCAGTGCAAGCAAATATTGGAGTTTCCTTTGGCGTTCTAAAGACTGGTGGTGGAGATTGGGTTCTCGACCTTGCGAACGTCACAAACCTAGTTTGCGAAGTTGTAGATATTGATGCTGATGCGAAGATTTTCTTCGTTAAGTTCAATACTGCATTTCGTGACTACATTTAATAGGAGACTTTTTAAATGCTTGTATCTAGCAGTTTTAACGTTCTATTCCGGCCAGGATTACGGAGAGATTTCCGTGATAGTTATAATCAATTTGACTCGCAGTATGGTCAATGGTTAAAAACTGGTACGGTAGAAACGGCTGAACAGGCCGCTACTATTATTACTGGAATGTCCAGACTTTTGGAAATGGGAGATGGTGAACCCGTTTCTTATGAAGATCCTAAGATTGGGCCGAAAGTAATGATGGTTGATAAGGAATTTGGTATTGGTTTTATTATTTCCAGAAAAGCTGTTGAAGATGATTTGTATGGAAAAGCAAATCAAGCTGCAAAATGGTTAGCACATTCTGCTAGAATGACATATGAATATCGTGCATCTGCATTTTTGGATGATGCATTTACTGGAACATTCTTTAAGGGAATTGATGGACTTGCGTGGATGAGTACTGCTCATACACTTATTAATTCCAGTTCCACATTCGCAAATATGTCTGCTACTCCAGTTGGCTTATCAATTTCTGGAATTACTCAATTGCAGGATTTAGCAATGTCTGCACTTGACCAGAATGGTGATCCAATTGCACTTGATCTTGATACTTTAATTATTGGTAATAATGCTGGTGATTATAACCGTGCATTGCAGATTATCAATTCTCAGCTAGAACCGTTTACTGCTGAAAATCAAGAGAATGCTTTCAGACTTCGGTCTAAAGAGAAGTATGGAAATGCTCCAATGAAGTTAGTTATTTCCAGATTTAAAGCTAGTAAGAAGTCTTATTTCATGGTTGATTCTAAACTTAACGATGTTCACCTTGATGTAAGACGACCAGTTGATTTTGAAGATACACATGATTTTGATACTAGTGCTGCAAAGTATAAAACTACTACTCGTTTTGCTGTTTATGGCGTCGATCCTATCGGGTGGGTCGGGGCAAACCCAACGTAATAAGACATTTTAAAATCTTATCGCTAAAAAGTAAAATCTTTATCGAGGAGAAATAATGTTAAGTAATGAATACTTAGCTGGTTTGATTGATGGAGAGGGTCATATTGGTTTTAATATTAATAGGTACAAGAAAACTGAGTATTTACAGCCTATTTTATGTATTAATATGACCTTCCAACCATTAATCAAACAGTTACATATTGAATTAGGTGGACAATATAGTATACGTAAGGCTAATTATAAAGAAAATTGGAAAGCTTGTTATAAGTGGAAAGTTCTTTGTGGACAAGCTATTATAATACTTGAAAAAGTTTTTCCATATTTAATTGTGAAAAAAGATCAAGCTGATTTGGCTATTCGTTTTTATAAATATGGAGCAACTAATAATCAAATTGTTAATAAAGTTTTTAAAGAAGCGATGCATGAGTTAAACAAAAGAGGTACTACAGAAGGAGGTACAAATTGCTTGGTGGAAGTCATAGACCAACCGCGTTTGGTTGGCTAAATTTATCAGAAAATAATGGTGAAAGTGTAGGAGAGATCGGAGGAATTTGTGTACCATTAAAAGCAGAAGTTGCTTTAAATGTTGGAGATGTTGTTTATTTATCTGCGACAGTTTTAAAACAAGTAAGTAAGTCTAATGTTGCAGCTACAACTCTTGACCGTATTGCTGGAGTTGTAGTTGGTGGGGAATTAACTGATAATGCAGTAATTCAAGATGATGCACTTATCGGAACACTTCCTGCCGCTGCAATTGGACAGAGAGTTTTAGTGGCTGTTCAAGGAATTGTTAAAGTTCTCGCAGATGCTGCAATTGCTACTTTTAATGCAAAAGTAATTGATAGTATTGTTGTCGCAGGAAGAGTTGCTTCTGGTACTACAGCAGGCCATGTTGTTGGTCATGCATTAGATACTGCTGCTGGTGCGGGAAGTGTAATAAGAGTATTGTTAGATTTACAGTAAAATATTTTATTCTCTTTATCGAATTGGAGTAAAAATGAGAATTCCATTATTAATCGCAGGAAATATTCAAAAGGTAGAAAAGTTTTGTACTGTTAGGTTGCCTGTGGGTAATTGGAAGGTTGTATTAGAGAATCATAAAGATTCAATACTTTCTCTTACCCACGGGCAGCTTATACAGGGTGGGG